ATGACGAGGTATTCACGGGCAGCCACAAGGCGAAAGAGGCCCTCCAGGCCGCGAACGCCGAGAAGGTGGCAAAGGCCCATGAACAGATCGTCAAGGAGTATGGCGGCGACGAGAACAGCGAAGCCTACAAGCGCAACCTTGAACTAGCCAATCGGGCCGTCCGCCAATTCGGCGGGGACGCGCTGCTTTCCGAATTGAAGGAAATCGGCGCCATGGACCCCAACGGCTATGTGAAGGCGCCGCTTGTGGCGAAGATGCTGGCACAGGTCGGGAAGCAGCTTTTCCAGGAGGACGCGGTTTACGGCGGCGCCGGGGACTACAAGAACCCGTTTGCCGACGCGACCATGGACATGGAGAAGCAGGGCGAGATTATCAAAAAGGACCCGGATCGAGCGCGTGCCCTGATCCGAGCGGCCGGCCACAACCCGGCAGAATGGCAGCTTTAAGGAGGCTGCAGCAAGGAACAGGAGCGCGCACAGTCTGACGGGGAAATCCGATGACTACGCGCCTTTCCGACGTGATCGTGCCTTCGGTGTTCAACCGCTATCTTTCGGTTGAAACCACGACCAAGAGCGCCATTTTCGAGAGTGGCATTCTGCGACCCGACCCGATGTTGAGCCAGTTTCTGGCCGGCGGTGGTCTGACGACCAACGTGCCGTTCTGGAATGACCTCGACGACAGCGAGCCGGACATCGCATCCGACGATCCCGAGCAGCACGGCACGCCGTCCAAGGTGGACGCAAACCGGGCGCTCGCGATCCGCAACATTCGGACCAAGGGGTGGGCGGCTGCCAAGCTGACCGCCGAACTGGCCGGGTCGGACCCGATGCAGCGCATCCTGCAGCGTGTTTCGGCTTACTGGACGCGCGCCTACCAGCGCCACCTGACCGCGATCCTGACCGGCATTTTCGCGGACAACGCTGACAACGACAGCAGCGACATGATCTATGACATCGGCACCGACAGCGGTTCCGCCGTGACTGCGGCCGAGCTTGTGTCCGCCGATGCCATCCTCGAGGCCGCACAGACCATGGGCGATGCCTCTGACGCGCTCGAGGTGATCATCATGCACAGCCGGGTTTACAAGAACTTGGCCGAGCAGAACCTGATCGACTTCATCCCGAACAGCGACGGCAAGGTCAAATTCCCGACCTACCTTGGCTACAAGGTGATCAAGGACGACGGCGTGCGCAAAGTGCAGGGCGCAAACCGCATCGAGTATTGGACCTATCTGCTTGGGCGCGGCTCGATCGCATGGGGCGAAAGCCCGGTGGACAAGCCCGTCGAGACGGACAGCGACCCGTCGGCCGGCAACGGCATGGGCGTCGAGGAACTCTGGACCCGGCGCCAGTACATCATGCACCCCTACGGCTTCAAGTGGACGGACACCAATCGCGGTGCCGACTTCCCGACCAACAGCGAATGCCAGTTGGCCGCGAATTGGGATCGCGTCTATCCCGAGCGCAAGCAGATCATGCTTGCGGCCCTTGTCACCAACGGCTGATCGCAGCCCGGATCAACGGCCGGCGGGGAAGCCCGCCGGCTACCGCAACAGCCAAAGGAACGAAGCCATGGCAAAGAACGTGACCAAGGTGCCGAACCCGGACAAGGCGCCGACCGAGGAGCAGAAGGCCCAGGCGGCCAACCTGCCCGAGACGCAAGACCTCAATCCGGCCGACGAGGACGAGGCGACGGCCGCCCCGAAGAACGTCAAGACGGTGCAGGCGCCCAGGCGCAAGACCGTCGACGAAACCAAGGTGCAGGCCGCGGCCGACGCTGCGGCCAATTCCGAGCCCGTGAAGGCTGGCGCCCCCAAGGGCGGCACGCCGAGCTTGCTGGAGTGCAACCGGCTGGCGATCGAGCAGAAGAAGATCATGCGCGAGAACGAGCCGCTGGCCGGCTTGGAGCGCCTGATCGGCTTGCACGGCAAGAAGAAGCTTTTGCGCGCCCTGCCGGTGGACCTCGCCAAGGCCAACCAGGACCGCATGATCGCGCAGCCCCCGAGCCCGAACCGGGTGCTGCGGTAAACCTTGCGTGCGACCCGGCCGCAATCCCGCGGCCGGGGCCATCCAATAGGAGGCCACTATGCGCTTTGCCTATGATCCGACCCTCTACCACATTTTTTTCGACGACTTCGACAAGTACACCGCAGGCGACTGGACCCTCACGACGGTCGAGGCCGGCGCTGGCAGTGCCACCGAGGCGATCGGAAATGCCGACGGCGGCGTGCTGGTCATCACCAACGACGCGGCCGACGACGACAGCGATTTCTACCAGCACGCGAAGGAAAGCTTCAAATACGTCGCGGGCAAACGGCTGCACTTCAAAATCCGCTTCAAGGTGAGCGATGCCGCACAGTGCGACCTCGTTGCCGGGCTGCAGATCACGGACACGACCCCGCTGGCCGTGTCGGATGGCATTTTCTTCCGCAAGTCGGACGGGGATAACACCCTGCAGCTTGTGGTCTGCAAGAACGGCACGGAAACCGTGGTCGACTGCCACGAAATGGTGACCGATACCTATGTCGTGGCGGAATTCGTCTATGACGGCGACGATCATATCAAGGCGTTCATCGACGGCGTTTCCGTCGCGCGGGCGGCCCTGACCAACGTGCCGGACGACGAGGAGCTTGCCATCAGCTTCGGCATCCAGAACGGCGAAGCCGTCGCCAAGATCATGAGCGTGGATTACGTTTTCGCGCTCAAGGAACGCTGATCGACAACCAGGAGGGGCGGGGCTTCGGTCCCGCCTTTTTCACATGGGATTGACCGGCCAGCAGCAGGCGGCCCTGTATTTCGCGCGCAAGCGACGGCGCAGGCTGCGGCTTGCCGCCGACACCATCGACTATTCGGAATTCCCGCCCGAGGACTTCTATGGCGCCGCGCTTGTCGGGCTGTTCAAGGCCGATGGCGCTGGCCTCGTTCATGCCGGCGGGATCGCATCGTCATGGGCCTGCGAAATTACCGGCCGCACCCTGACCGCCGCCGGGTCGCCTACCGTTGTCACAGGCTTAAACGGCAAGCCTTGCGTCCGCTTCAACGGCACGGACCAGCGATTTTTTGCAACCGCGGCCTTGCCGGGCACATGGCCCGTCGGCACCGCGGAGGGCGGCATCTTCGCCTTTGCCAGCCAGGACGGCGGTGCCGGCGCGCTCGACACCGCAACGCGGGCGCTGTTCAGCTATGGCACCTCGACCGCTGGCGCGGCGCGCGAACTTGACAAAGTGACGATCGGCGGGTCCGCGAGCCGTTTCCGCACTTGCCGCACATCGGCAGGCGCCGGCCTTACGGACACGTCCGTTCTGTTCGACGGCCCTCATATTGTCGGCGCGCGCTACGAGGAGGGCGGGACAAACTTCTATGGCCGCATCGACGGCGCCGACGCCAATCCGGCATCGGCTGCGACCGGCTTCAACACGTCCGGCTCGCGCTCGGGCATCGGCTGCGACGTATCCAGCGGCACTACGCCAGGGTCGCACTGGAAAGGCGACATCTACGAAATTCACGTTCTGGCGGCCGTCACCGAGGACCAGCGGGAGCTTGGCGAAGGCTATTTCGCTTGGAAATTTGGGGTTTGATCGTGGCATCCGCATTGCTTGCAGAGGGGCATCCTTACAAGACGATCCCGCCAAATGACCCGGGGTTCCGCCCCGAATTTCTTGGCGGCCCGGTCATTGACCCCTACGATTTTGCCACCATCACCGCGTCCGGTTCGGCGCCGGACGAGAGCGTGTCGCGCGCAACCGAGCGCACCGTGGCCTCCGTGGCCGACAAATATCTGTCCGGCACGGTCAACGTCGCCGGCACGGTGACGCACAAACGCGCCCCGGAGGACCCTATCCGGGCGATCGACGACAGCCGCGGACGGCGCACGCTATCGTTCCAGGGCGGCGGCTATATCTCGATCCCGCGCAAGCAAAAGCGCGGTATCAGTTTCTCGACCTCGACCGCCGCGCGCCCGCTGGACGGGCTTCTTGCGATCAAGCTGACCGCCGACGCCACGCGCACGGGCGACGGGACCATTTTCGATTGCGGCGGCTACCGGCTTGCCGTCGGAGCCGACTTGCGCGACCTCACATGGACGGCGCCGCGCGCATCCGTGGCCTACAGCAAGACCTTTGCCGACGCGCTGCCGACCCCGGTTGAGGGGCAGCATCGTTGCTGGCTGCAGGTCATTTGGGATGCAGCAACCCCGTCCCTGACGCTCAAAATCGACGGCGACACGATCGAGGGAAGCGAGACGGCGGGCTCGGGGGCATTCACCGCAGTCGGCGCATCCGACCTCACGATCGGCGGACGCAGCGGCGGCAACGGGCTTGATTTCGAGCTTGACGGGGCGTGCTTTTACATGGGCGCCGACAAGACCGAGGACATCGCGGATTGGTGGTGCCAGCGCAATCCCCTTGGCTACGGTTCGGCCGCGCGCGTAACCCTGCCGGGGCTCGATACGATTTCCGATCGCCTGTATAATACCTTGCTCGGGGAAGGAAACGCCGGGCTCACGATCAGCGAAATTACCGCCACGTCCGACCTCGCATCGCCAGAGCCCGGGAGTTGGGGGGCTATTTCAGGAAGCAAGAATATCCTCGCCTTGTGGCGTACAAGCGGGATCATTCAGCGGCGCGCTGGCGCATCGGCGTGGAACCGGCGCCAGCCGTGGATGTTCATGACCGGCCTTGCGGCGCCCGGTCCCGTCGGCTTCGAGCGCGCGGAATTCCGCATCACGTTCGAGGACAATCCCCCGACCAATGCCGCAAAATTCAATTGGGTCGAACACGCTTATTTTGCATGGGGCGCTGGCGATTTTTCGGTGGAGGCCGGCAACGAGGGCACGCCGCTTTGGTGGCTTGGGCCGACGGGCGTAGCCCTTGCCGACAACGACTTTCCGCTGTTCGGCGGGACCGGGCGCCATATCACCTCGATTTTTTCCGGCGACAACGCATTGTCGATTTATAGGCAGGTGTTCCAGATTGGGCTCGAGGACGTGTTGATGCTCGCGCCGATTGTCAAAAACAACCATTCCGAGAGCCCCAACCACAATTTCGGTCTGCAGACCGGCAACTCATCCGATCGCACCGGGGTCTGCCGGTTGACGTCCCTTGGGCATAACCAGCGTATGCCGATCGCCACCGGCTCGCAGGGGGGCGAAGCCGAGCAGACCCACAACCGGATTGAAAGCATCTGTTCGTGGATCATCCCGGCGAATATCGGCCAGAATTTTGGAGGCGTCGTCGTCGGCCAGCCAAACAACAACCCGGGCGCCAATACGGGGTCCGGCAAGATCACGATTTCGCGCGTCGTGATGGAGCCAGGCGGCCGGGCTTTGGGGCTTTTGAGTTTCAACGTGTCGCAGGAGCCGAACGGGGCCGACCCCGACGAAAGCAGCTATTACGGGTCATGCAACCATATCGACGCGCCGGCCACGCTGGAGCAGGCGAGCGCATCCGGCAAGGCGCGATCATACCCCGAATATGGCACCGGACAGGGACCGCACCCGATCCGGCGCGACACCATCAAGGCGCTTAACAAGGATTGGGCCGGCGCAAATCCGCGCAACCGGCCGGCCTTTATCAGAAACCTGATCGCGCGCTACGAGGCCCAGGAGGCCGTGCGGTTCGACCGGCTAGAGGTGGTCGAGGATACCGACACCGAGAAAAGCCCGGACAATTTCAGCTTGGCAGGAGCGACGGCCGGCGATCCCGAATGGACGCCGACGGTCCGATCATGGGCAGACATTCCGAACGGCTCTGAGTGGGAAGCCGCGCTCGGGACCAAGAAAACGATCGACTGGACTTGGCCGCGCTATATGGCGCTTCGGGACGCCTACGAATGAGCGCGGCGGGAGGAGTGACATGAGCGGCGGCGCAGGGCTTGGGCGGCTGGAAATCATGAACATCGCGGTGGACCTCTTGCTTGAGGCGCCGCTGGCGAGCCCGACGCAGCCGGGCAAGATCGGCAATTCGCTGCGGCGCAATTTCGGCTTGGCGCTCGACACCGAACTGCAGGGCCACCCGTGGAATTGCGCCACGGTGCGCACCAAGCTGGCGACCACCACCACGGCGCCGGTATTCGGTTGGACCTATGCTTTCCCGCTGCCGGCGCAAACCCTGCGGGTCTATGACCTGTCCTATAACGGCGCCTTCGAGGGGCCGAGCGTGCCCTATGCCGTGGAAAACGACGGCGCCGATAACATCGTGATCATGACCAACCAGGCGGCGCCGCTCTACCTGAAAACGATCCGCCGCGTGCAGAGCTTGGGCATCCTGCCGCCGCTGCTTTGCGACCTGATCGGCGCCAACCTCGCGCGCCGCGTGTGCCATTCCATCACCGGCAAGGCCAGCCTGCTCGATCGGATCAACGAATTTTACAAGGAAACCGAGCGCAAGGCCAAGGTGGCCGACGCGCAGGAGGGCACCCCGGAGCGGCCGATCGGAGACGATTGGGATAACGCGCGCAGCCAGCCGGCGGACGGGAGCGCCTGATCATGGCGCTTCGCTATCCGCAGCAGCCGAATTTCTCGCGCGGTGTTTTGACCCCCCGCCTGCACGGGCGCACGGACCTCGACCAATTCCGGCTGGCCTTGAAGGACGCCAAGAACTTTCTTGTGCTGCGCCACGGCGCGCTGGCGCGGCGATCCGGCACGCAATTCGTGAACTGGACCAAGGCCGAGAACGCCGATGCGCGCCTGATCGAATTCATCTTCGACACCACGCAAGCCTATGCCATTGAAATGGGCTACCAGGGCGCGGGCTACTTCCGGTTTTTCGCCAACGGGGGCTTTGTCGAGGACCCCATGAGCCCCGGCGTTGCCTACGAAATTGCGCATATCTACACGCAACAGCAGATAAAGGAACTCACCTACGCGCAGAGCTATGACGCCATCTACATCGCGCACAAGGACGTGCCGCCGCAGGTGTTGCGCCGGGCCAGCGAGACGTCGTGGAGCATCGCGGCCTTCCCGTTCGTCGACGGACCCTATGACGCGCTGAACACCACCGCGACCACCCTGCAGCCGTCGGCCACCACCGGCACCATCACGATCGGCGCATCCTCGACAACCGGGATCAACGGCGGCGCCGGCTTCACCACGGCCGACGTCGGGCGATGGGTGCGCATCGCCCATGGCGGCGCATGGGGCGCGGCCAAGATCACCGGCATCAACAGCACCACCAACGTCGACGCCGAGGTGCATACGGCGTTCGGCGCCACCACCGCGCAATCGGCGTGGCGGCTCGGATCGTGGTACACGGGCAATTATCCGTCATTGGTCGGATTTTACCTCGAGCGCAGCGCATGGGCGAATTCGCCGGCCAAGCCCTCGACCATCTGGCTTTCCAAGAACGGCATCCTTGACGACTTCGGCGTTTCGACCCCGGAGGTGGAAACCGACCCGCTGCAATTCGACATTTCGGCCGTGTCCGCGATCG